GATCCGGGAAATCCTTGATGTCACAAACCTTTGTGTAAGCGTCGCCTTCCCCCTTTACCATAAGGAAGGTTTTGTAAGTGATCGTTGCGTTGTAAGCCATGATTACCTCCTGTAAAAGTGTGTTTCACTTGCTACACCTTCGTAACGAAGTACAAGTCGGGAGACCGTCTGGTCATGTACGTCTACGCCGTATACCGTTGTCTGCGTTGAGTCTCTGAGCGGTACCATAGCAGTACGCTGAAAGTTCATTGCACGCATGACACTATCAATGGTCTTAGCGATCCGTTTACATTCTTCGTGTCTTCCTTCCTGAAGGTTACTGAAGATGTTGATATCGAATGACAATGCAGCATACTTCTCATTGACCGATCCGTCCTCATAGACGGTGTAGTCATCGGTCTGCTGCATGAATACGTAAGGGAAATGTCGCGGTTTATTTACATACACGGTTGTCATATCGATAGACTTATCTAATGCTTCCCTTACCCGTGTATAGACTTCATACTCTTTATCGATCATTTGAAATGCCTCCGAGCGATCTTTGTAGCCTCGCCGTTCTTGTAGCGTTTCAGTGTCACATATGCTACCGGATTAGCCGGATTACCATATGTGTGCATACTGCCCAGTCCATATCTCAGCTGGTAGTTTCCGCCGCCTACATCAACCTTTTTGAGTGTTGGTTCTGTATCATACGGATCATTTTCTGTAGGCATGCCGTTGTACCACCATCCGTATTTGCTTGAACCCTTGCCCTTTCCGTAGGTGCCTCGAGCTGCTAACGGATCATTGAGAATAACTCTTGTAGGTGAATCACCGTAGTACCGGTCGTTGTTACCAGTACCGAACTCGATGAACAGGATCTGCGGACCTTCTGCTATGACCGTGGACTTCACTTCCTTACCGGAAGCTTCTGCCTCGGTAGCATAGAACTGCATACCCGTCTTATCACCCGCATACAGCGTTCTAGGACTTGTATATCCTGCTCTCAATTCTTCCGCCATAGCACCGCTGATCTCACTCACGGCATTGGCAGTGGATTCATGTATGGACTTCTTCAGCTCCTTTACAGCCTTTATAGCTGCGTCAATAGAAGCTTCATCCAGGCTCAGATTGATCTTCATGAGAGGTCAACCTTCTTCACGGTAAGAACGGTGTGATTAAGGCTCTTAGCAACTCGTACGACCAGATAATCCGGTGGTGAGTTCTCAACATCCTGGTTATCGATCCAGAGACCGGATGTCACATCGATCTTTGTGTCGGTGCCTTCAATCAGGATCTTTCGCTCATAAGCTTCAACGGTACCAAATCGTTCGATACTGCCATTACCGTCCGGTTCGGCGATGTTACCGTAGATCTTCTTCGGCTTTGAATACTTGAGCCGCTGTTCTCCGATAAACAATCCGTTCTCGTCGGTCATGTTTTCGTATCCTTCATACAGTGCATACCAGAATGGTTTTAAATTACGCTTCAGCGTCTTCATCTTTCTCCTCCACTGGTCTAATGACCGATACGTAAGGTGTCAGATTATTTAAGAGGCTGTCTGGTATGGAACCTGATTCGAAGTGCCGTGTGATACCGTTTTCTGCATGTGAAGTCTGTTCTTCAGCACCTCTCTTATTGAGCATGTAAACCGCAATTTCTATAGCAGTCTGATCATACCGATGCGGGAATTCTTCAGGAATGTCTCCGTACGGATAAACTTTGTTCATGATCGCTGCTTTTGCAAAATCGATGTAGGCGGACAGCGTGGAGTCATCCGTCTCATCGGTCATGTGACTTACAATTGCTATAAGTGTGTCTTGATCCATGCTGTCCCCCTTCTATCGATCAATTCCTGTCATGTATCAATTAGGCAGAAATCTTGAAAGCGTTTGTCTGGTCTGTCAGAGCTGCCAGGTAGTACTTACGAGTGAATACCCAGTTCTCACGAGTATTTGCTTCGTCTTTGGAACGGTTGCCGTTGGTGTACTGTTCAACTTCGGTGCCCTTCTTTGTGAAGACTGTTACAGCCTCACGGGTGCCACCGTAGATCTCACCTTCAACAGCGTCCTTCTTGACGTACAGGTTGATGCCTGCAACTGTTCCGACATAGCCGTTACGAGCGAATGCTTCGACATACTTCAGATCGTCCTTGAGTGCCTTTCTGATAGCAGCCAGGTCCTTCGGAGAAACGAATGCGAATGTTTCCGGAGCGCCCTGATCAACGTCTTCGGCTCTTTCCTTTGCTGCGCGGGACTTAGCGTTTGTAGCCAGGAGCGCGGAAGCATCAACGAATGCATCGAAGTAAGCGTTGCCTGTCAGAGTGACTGCCTGAGTAGCCTTTTTGAATTCACCGTAGATGTCAGCCTGAACAGTGTTGTACAGATCGACACCGGTATGACGAGTGCCTGTCAGAACGATCATCGGATCGGTGAGTGCCTCTTCGTCAAAGTATTTGAAGCGGTTTTGTGCAAGCAGAATGGTGTAATCCACTTCCGTGAAACCTGCTTCAATGGTCTTTGTGTTACCTTCGCCCATTGCGAGCTTTTCGGTTCCGTTTGTTGCGTTGTAGACATGGATCTTCTTGATCATGCCCGGTGTTCCCTCAAGGGAATTGTCATGCTTGCAGAAAGCGTTCAGGTCCAGCAGAGAATTGAACTGATCTTCAACCTCGTTGGAAAGAACGAAATTTGAATAAGGTGTGTTAGCCATGTATATTTCCTCCTCACTTTTCGGAATTGTATAATTCTGCGTACTCTTCCGGATGTTCTGCTGCGAAAGCCATACGGTCTTCAACCTTCATCGCTCTCAGTTCCTTTAGCGTCATAGTTGTCGTTCCGGAACCAGCAGGTGGTGTAGGTGTTGACTTCATCAGCTCAGCGCGAATAGCTTTCTCCCTTGAAGCAATGAAGACAGCTTGACTTGCGAGAATCGTCTTCATGTCCCCGTTGTACATAGCTTCGGCAGTCTTTGCAGCGAGATCGCTGTCATAGCCAAGCTTCATCAGTTCTGCTGAGTTATCGCTGATACTGATTCGCTTCGTAAGCTCTTTGTTCTGCTCGACAAGCTTGTCGTACTCTTCTTTAGCTGCTGCCTGTCTTGCTTCTTCGTCAGACTGCTTTTCACGGAGCTGTTTCTTGTAATTCGCAGCTTCTGCGTTGGCTTTAGAGATGATGCCCTTTAGCCTTGTGATTTCTCCCTCATTTGCTTTGTGATCAACTTCAATAGCTTCTAATGCGGCAGAAATTTCTTCTTCGGTCATGCCTTCCTTATAGGCGTCTCCGAGTAATGTTGCGAGATATGACACTTTTGTCCTCCTTGCGTTTTAACGTCTTCCCTGACCAACGTGTCTAAGGTCTTAAACCTTCCATTTAGTGCGTTTTACCGTCTTCCCTGACGTGTTTTTTCCCTGAAGATGTTTATTGTGCATCGACAGTTGATGTTGTTTGACGGATCGCTGAAGTTGCCCGGATACAAAGCTTCATCTCCGTCGAAGGTATGGAACTTATCACCCATCGGAACCTCCATTCCCTGAAGGTAGTCGTGAGTGTCACGGACCCGGTCGTCCATCATGGTGTTCCATCGTTTATAGATAACCTCTCCAGGATGATCCTCAATGAAGTCCTCACCCAGATCGGCTGTACCGGCGTTATAGTCCCGGTGATACTCTGTCTCGATGACACGCTGAAGTGATTCGGCATCCTCAGCTTCAACGTACTTTCTTACACGGTCCTCAACGTTCTCTCCGTCGAATTCCTTGTAGATCGTTTCATACATGCGCTGCGCCTTATCTTCCAGCATGTCGTCGTAATACAGGATGTACTCCTCGTCGAATTCGAGATCTTCATAGCCTTTGCGCCTGCCTTGCATGTATGCATATATCAGCAGGTCTTCAACGATCCCGATCGCTTCTTCTGCATCTTTGGCAATGAGGTCTTTACCCAGCAGATGCAGCTCATCAAAGTCAGCTAAGTAGCTCATGCTTGTAGCCCTATAAATAGAAAAGAGGTACTTCGGTGCTTGTGCTATGCACCTCTGTACCCCTTTGGGTTTGCTATATCGATCAGCCCTTGCCGACCAGCTTACGTTTTATTTCGATCACAACGACCTCACCGTGCTCGATCTTCAACTCTACCGGATTGCCCTGGTTGAACAGAACCTTCTCGATTCTCTCCACCGTTTCCGGTGTCAGCTTCTTCACCATCGGTCTTTACCTCCTCCCTCGCCGCTTGTTCGATATACGGAAGGCTTGCGAGGTATGCCTGTTCCGGATCCACAAACAGACCACAATGCTCGAATGCGAGACGCGGATGAATCTTGCCGTTGCTCAGCATCGTTGTCAGCACCTGCGACTTCTGCAGGATGTTCTCGTAGTTGCGTCTGGTGAAGCGGATCTCGATATCTCTGAGGTTCAGTTCCAGTCCGGCAATGTCCCTACAGATCCTCAATGCGATCTTCAGGAAAATCTTCTCGGATACCTTGAACATCTCCTCCGTGTTCTTTGCCCTTGCTTCAGCATCGGACCAACCGTCTCTCATAATGACCGCCGATCCGGTATCTGAAGTTGATGAGCCGCCGTTCCTGTTCGGCATGCCGCAGATCTCCAGTATGGTCTGGTACTGATGATCGACCAGTGTCTGCGTCTGAGCCTGGTTCAGATCATTAGTAAGGTACTTGATGTCACCTTTCATCGTCTGATCGACATCCTTGAACTTCAGTGCACCGAGGTCTTTCAGTGCCTGGAAGTCAGCGTCATCAATGTCAACGTTATGGAATATCATCAACGCCTGAATGAACTGATCTAAGCCGTTCTGTCTGTCAGAGGCTGTAAGGTTCAGAGCATCCAGCAGGTCCAGCACGATCTCGAAGCAGCCCATGCGTTCCTGGTTCAGCGGGTACTCGATGATCGGTACATCACCCAGGATGTGTGACTGCTCTTTAACGATCTTGCCGTCGATGATCTCAAAATATCTATCTTTCGTATAAACCGAGCAAACAATCGTCTGGTCTTCCTTCTTGACGTACTTGACACCCATCAGAGGCGGCTCACCGAGCGTGTTACTGTACACAACGAATGTGTATCTCGGATCGAGCGTGTAGATCTCGAACGGGCTGTCGTCGGCGCTCACATCAGCCGCTGCGTCAGGCAGGATGATTCTGTACCCAACACCGCAGATGTGACTCCAGTCTTCCAGCATCTTGTCCTTGGACGCCTTGTCCTCAGCGAACACGAACGAGTTCAAGCGTGAAATGTCATCTGACCGGTTCTCGCTGTTGCCCGTGCTCACATACTGAACAGGCTCTCCCATGAGGTAACCGACCTTGAAGGCTACGATCTCGTTTGCCCTGTTCTCCACAATGCAGTGGTTGATCTCAGAGCGCACCGTCTTTTCCCTTCGCAGGATCGGCTGATCACCCTTGTAGTATTTCCACAAGTACTCGATCTCGATGCGGTTCCGATTATGAACAGGGAACGCCTTCTCCAGGATGTCTGCCACATTGTCCCTGGTTACGACGGTCTCATCGGACATAATTTTTCTTCTCCCGTGCAGACTTGGTCTTGCCGGGTAGTCTCTATTAACCTTGTTTGCCATATATGTATACTTATCCATGTTCATCGTACCAAGGGTAAATAAAGTAGTCGAGTTCAACGGATTTCGGAATAAATTACACACCTACACACATACTTGCATGCACATCTGCATATCTGCTCAGAATGGTCTTTGGAACACTTCAACCTTAGGAGCAGTGAGGGTTCTGAGCCCGTTCTCCAACATAGCCAGGCTGTCTGGCGCGTCATCATGAGGAACTTTGCCGCTTCTTGTGTAAGTTGTCACGTTCCGCATGAACTCAGCGTACTGACTATTGCGCTCATAGGTTGTAGGATGCTTGAACCAGAAGTGCTTCAGTATGTTGTCACTTGCCACTTCGATCCTGGTCTGCTTGTTGCTTATCGTTCTCTTCGTCTTGATCGCCGTTATACCGCCCATTTGCTTTACAAGCTCATTGACATCTCTTGCAAAGTACTCACCAGCGTTGTTGCTCTCGAATGTAGCTCTGGTAACGCCGTTACGAACGAGGCAGCGTGCTACCTGAGGCTTTGTGCTCTCCGGTGGTGCGTCATCGAACACAACATCGGCAATGTACACTTCGGTACCATATAAGTAAGCAACCGGCATGGATGTGTAGTCTGAACCTCTCTCAGCAGTATCGCAGAATGCAACGACGGCATCCGGATCAACATCCTGAGGCAGCGTGAAGAATGTGTTGAGCTGGTCCTTCGGAAACAGAACACCTTTGGCTTCGAACGGCTGCTGTTGGAATTCACTCTCGAACTGTTCAGCCGTGATGAGGTCTCGCTGATCTCTGAAGTACTTTGTTGTGAACATCATCCTCTGCGTCTTTGGATTGAAGAACTCATAATTGCTCTCGTCGGTTACCGGATCTAATGCGGGTACTTCAATTGCCTTCCATTTCCAACCCTGCTGAGCAGCATAATCCTGCATGCGTCCGATCGGATCATACAGAGAGTATCTTGTACCGCACATGACAATAGGCGTTCCTTCAAGCGCACGACCCATAACGTCACCACTGATGACTTCCCACTTCTGGTCTAATCGCATGCGGTTCTTAGCCTCTTCTCGACCTTCTACGCAGTCATCCAGGTACAGCACATTGGTCGCTTCGGACAGACCAACCTGCCTGGAATCGATCGAACGGCACATGATCGTAGGAAACCTGCTCTTCTCACCGAGGTTGATGATCTTCGTATCAGCGTTCGTTTGAGAAAGAGGCGCATTAGGAAATATGTCGCTGAAGCAGTACTCATTTGGTTCTAACAGGTACTCCAGGCATCCGGTATAGAAGCTTTTTACCAGGTCGTCACCCGTGCCTTCCATGAGGCTTGAACCACTGGGATTCCTGCCTGAGAGCCAATTGATGAAGTTGATTCCGGTCTGACTTTTTCCTGCCCTTTTTGGAAGCGATACGGTCAGCAGCTGGTACTTACCTTCGGCAACATCCTGGTAGGCATCAATGATCGGCTTCAAATAGCCTCTTCTAGGTGAATAGAACTTCTTG